GCCTCATTCATTCTCTTTACATACCACTCAGCTTTCTTCATGTCCTCTACACCCTTACCTTTGTAACGATACCGATGCTGATACTTTATCATATTACCCTGACAATATGCAATAAACCCATCTATTCCTAACACCTGACGTATATAATCTATACATTCAATACCATCTTGATTGTAATGTGCAGGTCGCTCAACAGGATCAAACACATGATGCTCTTTCATTATTTCAAACTCTTTCCACTTAGCCATTATTATTAATCTCCTGTTGTTCGTCAAAGTCATTAGCCAATTCTACGAAGGCATCTGCCAATGAATTATGTTTGTTTACTAGATCATATACATCACGTAGTACATTCTCAAGTAATGCCCTTTGTCTATTCTGTTCCCAGAGATTGAATGCAAGTATTGCAACCAACCCCAGTAATGATACATCTAACCACGTTATCAACATACGTACCTAGCAATCTTGTACTCAAGGTCGGTGTGTACAATGCCATGCCATCCAGATAGTTTGTTCTTAACTATATTGATGTGTCGTTGATTGTCTTCTTCTTCTTGTCCTTCTACAGTTGGGTTCTTACTAATCATAATCATCAAGTCAGCTTCTGCAGCTTTACCTGTACGTGAGCCTTCCATCATAGCTTGGTTTAGTACAACCTTACCTTCTGCCTCGGCTGATAGCTGAGACATATAGAATACTGCACAGTCCTGTTGTTTAGCTATCTGCCTAGCTTGTATTGCGTTGGCCTTGAGTGCTTCATCAGGACGTGAGAAACCTGCAGTGCGTGCAAACTTGTCACCCATGTCTAGTATAACTACATCAGGTTTGTATGACTTACATACTGACTCAACCCAATTCATGTCACGTCCTGTTGCATCTTTGAACATGATGTTAGGTCGTATCTTAGCAAACGTAGCCATAGCATGCGCTCTGTTCTTTACTATCTCATGCTTATCCATACCAGTTGCAGCAGTAATGTATCTGTGTGCTACACGATGGTAGCCTTCCTCATTACATAGCACAACTGTCTTAGCACCCTGCCATGCAAATCCATTAGGACCTGCTACAAGTGACGCATGGAAAGAAGTCTTACCAGTATTAGGTCTAGCACCTACTTCAATCAAGTGACCTGCATTGATACCTTCCACCTTACGTGTGAGTGTGGGTATGTTGAACGTCCACTGTGACTCAAGGTCAGTCATAGCAATGATAGTATCAAGGTCAATGTCTTCCCACTCAACCTTTAGATTAGGTGTGAAGTCGTCACCATACTGTTCAAGCATTTGACGTAAAGGTTCTAAGCTAGACTTACTACCATTGACATAATCAAAGCCAAGGTTAGCAATGTCCTCACCAATTACCTGTTGGAATAGTTTTGATAACACCTCTTGTGCTACATCACTACCCATTGGTTGTTCTTTGTTTACCTGACGAAACAATGCACTGTATGCTTGACGCTGTGCAGTTGTAAGCGTTGGGTTGTTAGACATAAACAATGCCTCAATCTCAGCAGGTGTAATACTACGCTCGTATGTATTCATGGCTGCATCAATTGCTTGCTTGATCTTGCGAACATCTTTACTAAACAATCTGTCTGGGCAACGTGCGCCCTTGTGATCATCATAGAAATCTTTGTCCATCAAGCTACGTATGAGGGATAGTTCCATATGTTTTATTCTCCTAGTGTTGAAAGGTTAGCCATGTCGGATGGCAGTCTATATTTAAGGTCGTCTTCTAGTCGTAGTACTTTGACATCATCAATGTAACCACGTAAATCTTTTGCAAATTGCAGTGTCTTCGGTAATGCATCGGGGTCTAATGCAACTATTGCTGATGAGAACTGCGACAAGTACCTCTTGTGTCCATTAGATAATGACGTACCCAACACTGCAACCCCGACATATACACCACTCTCACTTACAACGGCAGCACTTACGCAGTCCTCAACAACTACAGCAGTTTTACCACATCCAAATGCATATGGCAAGTCACTCTTACCATATCTCTTCCACTTAGGTATACGTTTTCCAAGTGATCTGCCTGTAGCATCTACCATAACTCCATTGTGTACAACAGGGAACACCACACGATGTTCCTTCACATCATATAATAGACCTAGATGTTGTGCATCAAGACCCCACGTATCACAGAAGCCTGATATGCTTTCGTAATCTCGTACAAACCACTCAGGTTTTGAGAAACTTATAGCATGTGTCTCTTCTGCAACACGTCCTAATGACTTACGTATGTCCTCAGCAGTAAGTGTAGTACGAGTACCGCCACTAGCTGTACAACTAGCTTTGTAACAGTTCCATACAATAGAACCCATATTGTTTGTGACAGTAAATGTATTCTTAGTATTACACATAGGACATGTCATACGCTTTGTTTCACCATTAGTAAGTGACAAATCATTTATAATACTAAGTATATTCATTATGTATCACTTTCTATGTTACTCGCTGCACTCGATTGTACACTTACATTTCTCTGTGTCAAGGCATTATTTGCAGAATCATATGTATGTTTCATATATGGTTGCACAGAAGACACATGATTGTGTCCAGTAACAGACATCACTTGTCCAATTGGTACACCTGCATCAACCATCTGTGTCACACCTGTTCTACGTAAGTCCATTAGACGTAACTCTTCTGGTAACTTAGCTAATCTCATGACACGTCTACCTACTTTAGATAAACGTTCCATTGCATATGGTTGGTACTTACCGCCCATTGGTCGTGGGTGTGGTGCTACATAATCTTGAAAGCCAAAGTCATTACGCTGTTCATTCAGCATGTGGCATAGATCATCTGATATTGGTAGTGATACATCTGCCCTACGTTTACTCTGCTCTAACTCTAGTCGCTGTGTACGCAAGTCAATGTTCTCCCACTTCAGTGTACGCATGTCACCTAGACGTTGACACCATTCATATGCCATGTGCACAATCAAGCCCACATTCCTGTAGTCAAAATCGCTGTACGAATAATCAAGAAACCTGACAACATCACCATGTGACCATACAACCTTACGCTGTGGCAATGCCTTACGCTTGATGCTAGTCCAAGGATTTTGTGTGGCATGTTCCATGTCAATAGCATAGTTGTATACCCTACTTGCACATGTTGCAGCATGATTAGCGAAACTAATACCACGCTTAACCCACTCCTCATATGCTTGCTTGGCAACCTTAGTTGTTACACTGTCATACTTCTTACCACCCATTGTCTGATGGAGTATGGTTAGGAAGTATCTGTAATCCACCTTAGTTGTGTCTCGTAACATATTGAAATCATTAGATTGATAGTAATAGTTAATCAAATCTGTCACCTTACTTGATGGCTTTATCTGTACTACTGTCGCTTTTTGTTCACGCCAATGGTCAATGTCTGCGTTCAACTCCTTCACAATACTACGCACTTCCTTGAGGTCAGTGCCATACTCTTGACGTGATACCACACCCTCATCCACTAAGTTCTGCGGCGGATTAAATCTGTAAGAGATCACCCCGTGAGGTGATACTCTCTCTTGTACATATCTAGGTAGCTTAGGCATTAAGCAACATCCAATACACGAAACTGATTACTGCTTACCCATTTGGATACCTCTTGCTCACGTGACCACATGTTGATAGCTTGTGTGTCATGTCCCGTGTTACGTAGGTTGAAACCATTACGTTCATCAGCATAACTAGCGTAGTTAGTGAAGGCAGAATACAATGCAAACTTGTTGTGTCCACGCACACTAGCCTCAGCATTATACAAGCTGAACATCTTCTCAGCCTTAGTCTTAGAACTAATGATACTCTCAATCAAATCTTTTACATTGATGAACTTGAGGCTAGTCTCTGCCCACACTTGCATCCTCTTAGCTTGATCAAAGAAGTCAGTACGAGCACGATTTAGTTCGTAGATAAAACTATCCATAGTAAAGTTAGATGTGTTCTTCTTACGCACCTTGTCGTGATCACCAGTAATCATGCCGTTAGTACAGAAGAAATCTATAGCACCAAAGAATACTTGGTTACTACATGATCCATCAATACCATGTAAGCTGATGATCCTGTTACCAATCTCAGTCTCAGCTTTGTCAGTTGTAATTTTAGTCTTGATGTTAGGTAGTGTCACGTCAAGCATAGCCCATGCACCATTACGTGCTGTTCTAAACTGATTGACTGCACCATCTAATGCATCAGCACCTAGCTCTTGTGTAGCAGTGTCCATTACACCACGAAAGAAATCACCATGTGCTGCACACTGGAATGTGTTGCCCACAATGCCAAGGTATTCACCTGTATCTTCATTGATAACGTACTTCTTATCGTGCATTTTTGTTGGTTCAAATGCTACTTTGAAGTCTAGGTGATCGGGTATATAAGTCATATTATTCTCCATTTGTTTAAGTATGTGGCAACTGTGCCATGTTTGTATAGTAATGTCAATGCTTTATAATATCAAACTAGTTACATAGCGAACTAATACTGAGAAAGCAAAGCCAATACCTAGCATAGCAAATGCTGTGAATATTACTACAGCTATAGTCATTATAGTTGCATCACGTTTCTCTTTGCGTGCTTGTACTGTTACAGGTTTACTTCTGTAGTATGGTTTATATTGTGTCATTATTATAGTCCTTTCAATATATGTGCTATCACGTCTACAGTCCACCCATTACCGAGCATCTTGTAACGCTGTGTGTTTGATACACCTTCAGTGTACCCATCTGGTATTGTTTGTAAGCGTTCACATTCTAATGGTGTTAGCTTACGCCAAGACATATCCTCAATCAAGATACTGTCCTTAGTTACTGTAGTTAGACAATTAGTTTTATCATCTTCTCTAACTTCAATCATCTGTTTGATTGGTATAGATGTGTCATAGTCTTTACGAGTACCATTAGCATCTAGTCTACGCCCAACCATACGTCCACCCTTCACCAATACTTTAGGTTCTCTGTGTCCACCACCCATAGTAGTCAAGGTAGGTGCTTTACCTTCGGCTGCATACACACGCTTGATAGACTGATTGCCATTCAAATCAGCATCACCTACATGACACATACCACTAGGACTAAACACCAACTGTCTACGATGCTTCTCGAAGTATGATTTGAGATTACCACCCTTGAAATAATTAGCATCAAGACAATGTGACTTAGTTCTGTCAGTCAAACCATCCTCAAGTATATCTTTTAACACTATACCTTTGTCTTCTGGCTGTTGAATACCTTCGATGTTAGTCCAATAGAAACGTTTCCTATTCTGTGCAGACACTAGCGCACTGTTGATTAGGTACTTGTTTACATTAGGCAATGCTTGCTCAGTGTGGTACGTGATGTACTCCTCAAAAGCATTCGACATTCTAACATTCTCCATTAGGTACTTAGCATTAGGGTTATGCTCTAGCACATGTTGCATGATGTCTAGTACTACCCAAAACAATTGACCTCGTGGATCACGATCACCCTTCTGTTGACCTGCAACTGACCATGCCTGACACGGGAAACCTGCTGTAACTAGATCAACTTTAGACCAATCAATATCCCATGATCTCCACTCAGTCATATCACCTACTTGTACAGTGTCAGGATAATTTTTCTGTGTAATTTTAATAGCATGTGGGTCTATCTCACTAGCTATATAAGTATCAGCACGTAAGCCTATCTTATCACCTGCTATCTGACCACCTGATAAGCCATCACATAAGGATAGTTGTGTTCTAATCTTCATTGTTATATTCCTTTACAAATTGTTGTAGCTCTTCAAAGCTATCAGTACTACATAGCCATGCATGATCATCTGACTCACCATTGTAGGTGCTTGCCAATTGGACTATGAAACGTGTAAGCATACCCCAATCTGTACCCCAAATGTTTTTTGCATCAGCCTCACGCACATTTGCATCGTGGCTGCCCATCCATATGTGTAGACCATTTACTTGGTAGCTTGGTAGTTCATCATGATGATGGCTTGTACACTTCCATTCTTTTGGTATATCTAAATCAACTAAGTATGTATCCCAATGCATTTTATATTTCCTTTCATGGTTAGTCCAACGTTGGACTTATTGAATTGATGGTGGGGTTTCACTTATGTATCCCCATGATGAGTATATCTCATGTACTCTCTCACTACAATCGACAAACTCAACTCGTGAATCAGGTTTGCTACGCATCATCATGTGAATAGCAAACTCCGAAGCTGTACGCCAGTCATTAACAGAAGGATACGTATCATCTAACTTAACGATAGTATTCTCACTGTCAATGGCTAACGTGACTTCATATGCCATAACAGGCATACGTTACTCTTCCTCAGTTTTGAATGCAAACCTCAGTGAATACCAAGCTGACTCAATCTTACCTATGTCTGACATGTATAGATCATGCGCTTCTGTAGCCATAGAATACGTGTCACGCAAAACCTTTTGAGCTTCTTCGATAGCTTCACGCTGTTCCTTAGACATACTAGCCAATAACTTTTTATTTACCTTATACCTAGCCATACGTTCAGCTTTCCACTGTGCTTGTGTTTTATTTGACATTGTTATTACGCCTCCAATTGTTGTTTGATATCTGCCAACCAAGTGACAAGCATCTTTTGTTGTGTCTTCAATGTAGCACGCTTAGTAGTGTACTTGCTACCTATTAAACCTACAGATTGTAGTACTTGTACCCTATATACAATACGATTAGGGTATTCGTTTAAGTCAGATGCAATCTGTTTTATAGTAGACACTCTCCAGTTCTGTAGAATGTAATCATCAACAGATGCATAGTTGTAGGTATGAATACCTGCTCTTGACATGTGTGCTGTGTGCTTCACATATAGTTCTGGGTTAGTGTTTTTTACTAGTGGTTTTGAAATAGTAGTCATTTTATGTTAGCTCCTTATGCTATACGTTTTGGTTTATAATCTGTTATGCCTCTTTGCATATTAGTTTTAATCTTACGTGCTGTTGAACGCTCACGCTTCCAATCATCACGCTTAGGCTTCTTCTTCTTAGTAGTTAGTCCAACATTGGACTTAGTGAACTTAATAAAGTTCTTCATAGTATACTGCATTCATATGTTACCTCCCGTATGTTATACATTCTACATGAAATTTAGATACGACATTGCCTGTAGTAAGCTTACGATTAGCTTTGTTACCTGCAACATACTCGCACCATGTGTTCCACCAATACTTTGAACCAGCACGTTGAGTAAGTACTATGTACTCTTCAACCTTTCGACGTGCAGTCTCTGGCTTCATAGCCTTTGGTGGTGTCTTAACCAAGTTAGGATTGATACCTAGTCGCTTGACATTGTGTCCATCAATACAAGCCACATTGAAACCTAGGCATTGAGCAAGGAAAGATGCCTTGACCATACCCAAGTTAGGTACTTGCATAAATAACTCAACAACATCAGCACAAGCTTCAACACTTTTGTAGCCTTTTGCATCTGCAATCTTGTACATCTCACTACGTAGGTAGTCACCATGCTTGATAAGGTACTTGTAACCTTCATCTTTTTTGCCCCATAAACAATTGGCTTTCACACCATCTATGCTTACTTTTTCCATGCTACCTTTTACTGTGGATAAACCTGCTTGTATCGTTAGCAATACAAACAAGCCAGTGTTTACAAATGCATCTGTACCACCCCAACGGACAAACGATTTGATTTCTCTTACATCACGACTATACATTACTGTGTATCCCCATTGTTATCTGCAATAAAATTATTTATCATCATGATTGAAACTATTGCTTCAACTGTATCACCTTTACCTTTAGGTGCTTCAATAAACTTTATTACGTTCTTTATCAATGCAGGTATCTGATCAACTGAATCAGGAGTGTTGAACATGTTATTCTTTTTCATTGTATGTAATCCTTTTTATGTGAAGTCCAACGTTGGACTAGTTATGATGCTTAACAACAAATCAGATAATCAACCTGCTGTCAAGCGTTAT